AGATGAGTGCCCGAAAATCCCCGCCGAAACGCACTATTTGGCGTCGCATCAGAAACGTGCGGTTTGCGGAGACCGGATGGTGGTGGAAGCAGTCCCATGCGAACCCGTCTCCATCAAATTCCCTGCTAAACAGGGAAAGAACAGGGAAATTCCTTCTTTTTTAGCGGCTCTCTCGGTTTTCGGCGATCATTGCGACCTAAATTCAAACACTTGCTGCCGATTTCCCTAAGCTTCGGAGCAGGGAAATGTATGGCACCGAACAGGGAATTTTTTTGTGCCATCAGGGAAAAGGGGAAAAGGGAAAAGCGGAAAAGCTGCAGGTGAACGGCCGCGCCTACATTCTCACATTCTCGCTAATGATCAGATGATGTCGGCATCCGGACGATCTACAAGCCTACGCCCTCGATCTCGCGTCGACCCGAATTTACCGAATGGAAACGGTTTTCCGCTATATTGTAATTTGCGCTCGCAGATGATATGCCGAGCGAAATAATACCCGTCTGTTGGATCTTGATGGTTCGAGAGACGGGAAGAGACCGTCTCCTGGATCTCGATGGTCGAGAGACGAGGAAATACCGTCTATTTTGGTCCTGACGGCCAAGAGGCGAGGAAAGCCGCCAGCGGACTCCTGATGGGTCGGGGCGATGCGAACAACCGCATCGGCCCCTTTTTCGTTTTGGATGGGGCCAACATCAGAGGGCCTCATGACCAAACAGACACGTCAGCAGTCGCGTGATGAATGCGCGACGAAGAAGTTAAAACTCAATTCGGACAATTCGTGCTTCAGCCCCCTTGGCTCCGCAGGAGAGCTGGCAATTCAACTGCGTCTGATCGGAAGTCTCACGCCACATCGGCGCAATGCTCGTACCCATTCTCGCAAGCAGATCTCGCAGATTGCAAGGAGCATCGAGACATTTGGTTTCACAAATCCAGTTCTGATCGATGCGGCCGGTGGCATCCTTGCCGGACACGGAAGAGTGGAAGCCGCAAAACTGCTCGGCATGACGGAGGTTCCAACGATCGAACTCGCTGCCCTCAATGAGGAGCAACGGCGAGCCTATGCCATTACCGACAATCGACTGGGCGAACTGGCCGGCTGGGATAGCGATCTGTTGAGACTGGAACTGGGCGAGTTGTCGGTGGCGTTTCCGGAGCTGGATCTGACGCTGACCGGCTTCGAGACCGGCGAGCTCGACATCATCCTCCTGGCTGATGCATCTGGCACGATCGCAAGCGATCCGCGAGCCGACGACCTCCCGCACATTGATTCGATCCCGGTCACCCGCACCGGAGATCTTTGGCTGATGGGGTCACATCGGCTGCTTTGCTCGGACGCTCGGGAGCCGGATGCTTACCCTATCCTGCTGCAGAACCAGCGCGTTCACCTCGCCTTGACCGATCCGCCCTTCAATGTCTCGATCGATGGTCATGCCCGAGGCCTGGGTCAGCACCATCATCGAGACTTTGCGATGGCCTCGGGCGAGATGACCGAGACCGAATACATTGCCTTCCTCAAAATCGTATTCCGCAATATGGCGTACGTCAGCGTTCCCGGTGCGGTTCATTTCACCTTCATGGATTGGCGTCATTTCCATGAGGTCCTGTCTGCCGGCCGCAACACCTATGATGCGCTGCTCAATGTCTGCGTTTGGGCCAAGGGCAAGGGTGGGATGGGATCGCTGTATCGTTCCGAACATGAGCATGTCTTCGTGTGGCGGGTAGGCAACAATGGCCATACGAACAATATCCAGCTCGGCAGCTTCGGTAGGAACCGTACCAACGTTTGGCGCTACCCGGGAGCCAATAGCTTCGGCCCTGGGCGCGCGGAGATGCTGGAATTACATCCCACGGTAAAGCCTACCCAGCTGTTGGTCGATGCAATTCTCGATGTTTCAAAACGGGGAGAGTGGGTGCTCGATCCATTTGTTGGATCAGGAAGCACCTTGATTGCGGCCCATCAGGTCGATCGTATCTGCGGCGCAATCGAATTTGACACCCATTATTGCGACGTGACAGTCCAAAGGTTTGAGCGCTTCACCGGTATTCAGGCCCGGCATGCCGGTACGGGCAGAACCTTTAGCGAGGAGAGATCGGTCCGCAATGCTGAACTCAAAGGGTCAAACGCCTGCGCAGATCTCCCGAGTCGGGAGCAGGCATCATGAAGCGGAAGAAAACGCAGAATCTCGGGTTGAAGCAACGCTTGAGAAACTCCAGTCCGGCCGAACGTGAGGATCTCATCGCGGGCCTCCCCTATCCGATCGGATACGCCAAACCACCGCAATCGAGCCGATACAAACCAGGACAATCCGGAAACCGCCGCGGCCGCCTAAAGGGCTCCGGCGATTTGGGCAAGATGCTTGAAGATGAATTGAACGTCGCCGTAGAGGTCACAGAAGGCGGGCGCCGTCGCAAGCTTTCGAAGGCTCAGATCTCCGTCCGCCAGGTCGCAAATAAAAGTGCCGGAGGGGATCTCAAGTCATTCCTTGCAGCAGTCGACTTGCTTCGAAGAACCGGCCGGCTGCGTGAGAACTCAACCGAGCCAGAAGCGGTGTTTACGCAAGCCGATCTGCAAGCTGCCGCAGCAATCTTGCAGTTTTTCGCGATTCAGCAGGGTGGAAACGATGACAGTCAACCCAAGTGACTTGCTTGAGGCTTATCGCACCAATTTCTCGCTGTTTGCGATTAAGGTATTCAATATTCTCAATCCCGGACAACGATTCATCGCGACCCGCGGCTTCTTAACGATGGCCCATGCGCTGGCCGAACTCCAGACGGGGCGGATCAAGCGTCTCCTGATTACGGTCCCGCCGCGCTCGGGAAAATCGATGTTGGCTTCGGTTGCGCTTCCCGCGTTCGTCCTAGGCCGAGATCCCAGCCGCCGGGTTCTCTGCGCTTCCTACTCCGGCGAGCTCGCGGCAAAATTTGCGCGAGACTGCCGGTCCGTCATGATGCATCCGAGCTATCGCCAACTCTTCCCGGCTACCGTCATCGCAGGCAAGAACACCGAAGCCGAGATCGAGACTGCCCATGGCGGTTTTCGTTACGCTACTTCAGTCGGCGGCACTTTGACCGGCCGAGGCGGCAATTACATTATCGTGGACGATCCGATAAAACCTGAAGATGCCATGTCTCGCGCTGCCCGGGACCGATCGTGGGAATGGTTTACCGGCACCGTCGGCTCGCGTCTTGACAACAAGGCTGAAGATTCGATCATCGTTGTGATGCAGCGGCTCCATGTGGATGACCTCGCTGGCCACCTGCTTGAGCAAGGAGGGTGGTATCACCTTTCTCTCCCAGCAATTGCCGAGATCGAGGAAGAACTGCCGGCTGGCTTGGGGCGCACTTTTTCTCGCAAAATCGGCGACGTGCTGGACCCAAGCCGCGAACCTCTTGAGATACTAGAGCAGATAAAGCGGGATTTGAGCACTTCGACGTTCAACGCTCAATATCAGCAATCGCCAATTCCGCTTGACGGGACCATGTTAAAATGGAGTTGGTTCAAGTTTTATCGCGACCCACCGCAAAGAATGTCGGGTGACCGTGTCGTCCAAAGCTGGGATACCGCCTCCAAGGCTGAGGAAATCAATGATTACTCGGTCGGCACCACCTGGCTCGTTCAGAAAAACGACTATTACTTGCTGGACGTATTCCGAGCGCGCATGCAATATCCCGAGCTCAAACAGCGTGTGCGGGAGTTGGCGAACTTTCATCGCGCCAGTTCTGTTTTGATCGAGGATAAGGGCTCCGGCACCAGTCTTATTCAAGACCTGAGATTTGAAGGTGGTCTCCGTCCGATTCCCATCATTCCAGAAAAGGACAAAATCACCCGGCTGCATGCTCAAACAGCCAAGATCGAAGCCGGACAAGTTTTCTTGCCAGAGCGCGCGGCATGGCTGCGCGATTTTCAGGCCGAGATGAAACAGTTCCCAAACGGAAGATACGACGATCAGGTCGACAGCGTCTCTCAATTTCTCAACTGGATTGACAACCATCGCTATCGACCAACGACCTTCACCCGCATCGATTTCATGGGACGATGAACTACAATAACTCTACGATTTTCTGATAACGCTGGTCAGTCAACCACATCCCCTTGGCTGTCAGCCACCTACCCCAACTGGCAACTCAGCGCTAACTGCGAGACTTTCAATTCTTCACCAGTCATCTCCACGGGAACGTCAGCGAATAAGGGCGTGCTCAGATAGCGCGTGCCAGTATCAG